ATGGCTGATATCGATGGTTCACAAAATGTTCGTGTAGTTATGCGCTATACTGCAGGTGTACAGTTCGGAATCGGTTCTGATATCGTTCTTTATTCTTAATAAACTGAAACATTAATCTGAAAAGGGTAGGTAAGCCTTAGAGCCTACCTGCCCTTTTTTAATACTTAAATAATTATGGCTTGTGATTTAACTAGAGGTAGAAAAGAACCCTGCAAAGACGTAGTAGGTGGTATAAAAGCCGTTTACTTTACTGATTTCGGCGACTTTGGAACTGTTTCACAAACAGACGATGAGATTACCGATATGTCAGGAACTTTCACTGCCTTCAAATATGACGTAAAAGGAAACTCTTCTCTTGAGCAAACTATCAACGCTTCTCGTGAGAATGGAACTTCTTTTTATGAGCAAACACTAAATCTAACCCTACACAAACTAAGTAAGGAAGACCACAAAGAGATTAAAATCTTAGCTGCTGGCCGTCCTCATATTGCTGTAGAAGACTATAACGGAAACGTAATGGTTGTAGGTTTAGAACACGGTGCTGATGTATCAGGTGGTACAATCGTAACAGGTGCTGCAATGGGAGACCTAAGTGGATATACTCTTACGTTTACTGCACAGGAAACTAAGCCTGCTAACTTTGTTGATAGCCCAACGGCTGCTGACCCATACGCAGGAATGTCAAGTGCTACTGTAACTGTAACTGAAGGAACTAACTCTTAAACATAGTAGGTTCTTAAACGCAATAGGCCTCACCTTTATGGTGGGGCTTTTTTGTAAACAAATAATACATCTTTAAGTTATATATATATGAAAGTATTACTTCCATCTACTGATGAGCAAATAATTAAGATCATACCGAGAAATTACGTATCTGATGCTGAGAAGTATGAGCAAAGAGTAGAATCAGATGATGGATCGGTAGAAGCGTCTAATTGTCTTTATGATTATTTTGAAGACATTAGTAATCTTAATTTAGTTATTACAAAAGATGGAACTGGTGAAACGGAAACCCTTACAGAACTACTGTCAATTGTTGATGGTAATTATTTGAGTGTTTTTTGTACATTCTCAATACTTTCTGAAGGTAGTATTTATTTTATGGAGCTAAGACAAAACTCTACATTGTTGTTTAGGGATAAGGTTTATGTTACGTCACAGACGAATAAAACACAAAAACATACACTGAACACAGGTAAATATACAGAGCATAGTGCTGCTCCTACTGGAGAAAAATATATAATAATATAATATGCCTAGAAAAAATAAACCAACAGGAACAATCAGAGTAGTAAACCTACAGGGCTATACTATTCCCGAAATTAAGGAGGACTACAGAAATGATTGGGTAACCTACGGACAGGACAACAATTACTTTGGTGACTTGATCGATAATTATCTAAGCAGTCCAACAAACTCTTGCTGTATCAATGGTATTGTAGATATGATTTACGGAAGAGGATTGAGCGCAACAGACAGCGAAGAAAAGCCGGAGATGTTTGCTCGTTTCAAAATGATATTGAAAGACGAAGAGGTAAAAAAGATAGTCAACGATTACAAATTACTTGGCCAAGGTGCTGTTCAGGTCGTTTACAATAAAAGCAAGACTAGAATTACTTCTCTTACGCATTTCCCTATGGAAACGCTAAGAGCAGAAAAAGCGGACGAAGGGAAAATAAGAGCATATTATTATCACCCTAAGTGGAGTGAATATAAGCCATCCGACAACCCAAAGAGAATCCCTACGTTTGGCAATGGAAAAGGTAATGAGCTTAGAGAACTTTATATCATTAAACCGTATAGACCAGGGTTTTATTACTATGCTCCTGTAGACTATCACGGATGTTTACAATACTGCTCACTAGAAGAAGAGGTATCTAACTACCACATAAACAATATTCTTAATGGCCTACAGCCATCACTCTTAATCAACTTCAACAACGGAGTTCCTGATGAGGAGGCTCAACAACTAATTGAAAGCAAAATCCAAGATAAATTCGGAGGGACGTCTAACTCAGGTAAGTTCATTTTAGCGTTCAATGAAGACCCAGATCGTCAAGCTGACATAGAGCCTATACACCTCCCAGATGCACACGCACAGTATCAGTTCCTTGCTGATGAGGCTCGTGAGAAAATTATGCTCGGTCACAGAGTTGTTTCTCCGATACTTCTTGGTATAAAAGATAATACAGGGTTTGGTAATAATGCAGAGGAGCTTAGAACGGCTTCTGTCCTTATGGATAACATTGTTATACGCCCATTCCAAGAAAAGATTATAGAGTGTTTGAAGACTATGTTGGAGTTTAACCAAATTGACTTAAACCTATACTTTGTTACTCTGCAGCCTATTGAGTTCACTCAGTTGGATAACATTGAAACTAAGATTAAACGTGAAGAGGAGACAGGTGAAAAGTTGTCTGCAATGGACCGAGTAAAATCACTATTTAAAAAGAAAGAAGATGGCGAAAGCACTGTTCATAACGACTAACGACTTAAGGAGAAAATCCCTTGTAGGAGGGACTGTAGATGCTGATAAGTTTATTCAGTTCATCGAGGTAAGCCAGGATATTCACATTCAGAATTATCTGGGTACAAGTCTATATGATAAGATATCTACTTTGATTACTGGTGGCACTATAGACAACCCTGCGAATGCAGCCTACAAGACACTCCTGAACGACTATATAACACCGATGCTTATATGGTTTGCTCAGTCAGACTATTATATGTTTGCGTCTTACCAAGTAAGTAACGGAGGTGTTTATAAACATCGAAGCGAGTCTTCAGAGACTCTTTCGATGGAAGAGATACATTACCTAGTTGAGAACTCAAAGAGTAAAGCTCAGTTCTATACTAGACGGTTTTTAGATTATATAATTGATAATAGCAGTAGCTATCCTGAATACAATGATTCTAGTCAAGACGGAATGTATCCTGACAAATCTGATAATTTCAATGGATGGGTATTATGAGATATAAGCCAAAACAAAAAAACATAATTAAACTAAAACAGTTCTTAAGTAGATGCCAATACCAAGACCAAAATCAGGAGAGAAGCAAAGGGATTTCATCCAAAGATGTATTATTCAAATAACAAATGAATATGATAAGGATCAAGCATTGGCTATCTGTTATAAACAATATAGAGAAAACAAATAAGAAATGGCAACAGGTTGGGGAAAAGTAATAAACAACATAGGCTTCGGAACGATATATAACGAAAGCTGGGTAGGACAATATCCATTTGTTAGTATTGTAGGCGATGCAAATGATTTATACAAAAGAGTAGATGACACAGGTGGTACTATGGAAGCACAAGCCTGTTTAGTAGAAACATTTAATAATTCAGTACAATGAGTATTTACGACAAGGCAAGTTTAGTACATATCCCAAGCGGAGTAAAGAGTGGTACGTTATATAATGTACTGCCTAATAACGCTGATGGGGATTTCGATTTTACAAGAAGTTCAACTGCGACACGAGTAAACAAAGACGGACTTATAGAAACCGCAGCAATAGGAGTACCAAGACTTAACTACCCTTTATTAGACGGTGTTGTACAGGATTGTCCTACTTTACTTTTAGAACCACAGAGGAGTAACATAATGACTAATTCAGAAGATGTATCTGCTTGGAGTTCATCGGGTACTTTAACAAAAACTTTAAATATAGATGTTTCTCCCGATGGCTCACAAACCGCTGATGGTATTCAAGAACCGACAGGGGTTGGGTTTCATTATATATACCAACAAGCTTCTTGTTCTACTAATAGCACTCATACAGGTTCAGTATTTGTAAAGAAGGTTAATTCAGAAACCAACTTTATGGGTGTTGTGTTATTTTATACAGGGGGAACAAACAAAATTGCTTACGGAATTATTAATACGGTAGAAGGAACAATTATTAGTGATAGTTCAACAATAACACCTACTTTTAAAGTAGATGACTATGGAGATTATTGGAGATTTAGTATTACAGCAACAGATACAGGTTCAAACACAATATGTAGGTTTGGAGTTTATGCTACCCTATCTAATAATGGCACTACTTTAGGCACAGGTATAAGTTCAATTAGAACTATTTGGGGAGCGATGCTCGAGGAAGGAAGCTATCCAACATCCTACATACCAACAAGCG